ACGGCCATGGCGGCCGGCTCGCCCGTCGTCGTCGAGAAGGCGGTGCCGCCGAGGGCGCCGCGCAGCTTCACCGTCTTCGCGTTGACGCCGATGACCGTGCCAGCGGCCGTGAAGCGGTACTTGCCGAGCTTCCCGGCGGGGACCGCGATGGTGCCGTTCGTCGCGCTGACGGTGAGCGAGGCGTCGCCGCTCGAGACGCCGGCGATCATCGGCGTGCCCTTCACGTCTTGGAACGTGCCGCCGGTGGCGACGGTGATTGTGAGGCCAGTGTCGTCGTTGATCGCGAGCGACGCGAAGGTGCCGTTGAGGACGTGGCCGCCTGCTGCGCTGGTCATTTCTGCCTCTCGCTCTCTCGCGCCGTCTCGGCCGCGGTCTTGTGAGCCTTCTCGGAGTCCATGCCGCCCTGCTTCACGAGGCGCTCAGCGAGCTTGTCGCGCGCCTTCGTGCGGGCCTCGTCGTCACGTCGAGGGGCGGGCCGCTTGCTTGCCATGGGCGCCTCCCTTCTCCGGCGCGGGCGGAGCGACCGGGGCGGACGGGATGGCCGGCGCGATCTGCGAGAGCAGGTGCTGGATGCCGCGGCCGACGTCGAGCTGCAGCGTCTGCAGCTGCGCCGCGGAGTACTGCTCGTGCAGCGCCGTGCGCGCGGCGCGGTAGCGGGCGCTGACCTCGAGCCACGTCGGCGAGGGCAGGTCCCATTTCCCGTCGCGACGGAGCCGCTCGCGGTCGAAGCGGTCTGCGGCCGCGCAGGCCTGCTCCTTCTTGTCGTGCGGGTTGTAAGGCATCGGCGGCGGCGGCTCGGCGAGCTTGAACAGCGGCCACTCGATCGGATGGCCGTCGTCGCCGAGCACCGGCTTCCTGTTGCCGTCGCGCTCGACGACCGTCTTTGCGAGCGCGTTCATCAGCTGCTGGCGCGCGATGTTCGGCTCGCCCTCTGGCGTGCAGCCGTCGTCGAGGAACGTGCGGGTGCCGCCGTCGACGAGGTGCCTCAGGACGATCTTGCGGGTCGGCATCGATCAGGTCTCCTCGCTGGGAGGCGCGGGCGCGGGGGGCGCCGCAGGGGGGGCTGCGGCTGGGCACGCAGGCGCCAGCCCAGCGAGGAGCTTGTCGCGCGCCGCCGCGAGGGCCGCGTCGCGAGCGGAGACGACGAGCCGCCCGTCCTCGTCGCGGACTTCCACGCCCTCGGCCTCGACGTCGCAGTCGATGACGACGCGCGTGATGCGGGCGCAGGCGCGCGGGGGAACCTTGCCCGGCGCCACGTTCGTGTACGTGGCGTCGAGCGTGAGGACGGGCGGCGGCTTCTGCATGGAGGTCCCCCGACGCGCGCGCCGTCGCGCGCGTGGTGCGTGACGACGACGAAGACGATCAGGGCGCGTCGGTGACGATCGAGATGTAGTGCGGGTCCGTGTGCTCCACGACCGCGTACTCCCAGATCGCCATCAGCTCGATGGTCCGCGCGCTCGGGTCGACGTCGAGGAGGAACGCCGGGGCGTGGCCCTCGACGAACACGTGCGCGCCGCGCTGCCCGCGCTCCGGCAACCCGCTGCCGCGGCAGAGGAGCGCGCCCGCGACGTCGGCGCCGCTGTTCGGCAGCGGGTTCACGCTGGGGCTCGTCTGGTACCAAGGGATCCCGAGGAACGAGCCCTTGAGCCCGTTGCGCGAGACGTCCCCAGCGAAGTTGACGATCCCCGCGTCGGCCTGCTGAAACCAGACGGCGGAGCTCGCGGCGGAGAGCGAGAGCAGCGCGGTCCGCATGTCCGCGGTCTGCTGCGGATGCATCACGAAGATGAAGTCTTCGTGCTCGGGCTCGTTGGCCTCGAGGTCATAGATCGCGAGGAGAAGGTTCGCGACGGAGAGGTCGACGCCCGTCGAGCCGACCGTGGTCGCGGCGTCGTCGAGCAGCGCGCAGCAGTCGGTTTCGACCTTCTCGTAGCACATGCGCATGAGGCTTCGCGCCTCGTCGTCGAGGACGCCGAGAAGCCCCGTGAAGTCGTTCGCGAGGATGCGGGCCATGACGACGGACGCCGGCTGTCCGGGGAACGCGCGCCGGATCGCTCGGGTCGTGATGTCCGCGCGGGCGACGGCCGCCTCGGTGGGCGTCGCGGTGATCGCGGTGCCGTAGCTCAGCGTCGTGGTCGACGTGAAGTCGACGCCCTCTGTCGCCGCCGTGGCCGCACCCAGGTCGCTCTTCTTCGGGTACTTGCGCGTGAGGCCCGCGCCGCCGTCGATGCTGTCCTGGTTGATGAGCGGCCAGAACACCGTCTTCGGCGTCAGCGGCTCGAGGGCGACGTCGGAGAGAAGCTCAGTGAGGAGGACGGTGCTGCGGGTGGTGGTCGTCGTCAGCGACATGGAGATCGCCTCCGCGGATCACGCCTTCTTTGCGGCTCGCTCTCGCGCCGCGGCTGCGAACCGCTCGAAGTGAGTGACTGGCTTCGACCCGCCGACGAGCGTCGCGCGATGCGCCGCCCATCCCGCTGGGTCGCGTGCTTTCGCCTCGCGGAGAGCCACCGGATCACCGATGACGGCGTTCCAGTCCGTCGACGTCGGGGGCGCGCCTGGCGCTCCGCCCGTCACGGGGGGCTTGCTCGGCGGCGGCTTTGCCGAGCCCTTCGCTGCGTCGATCGCCGTGAGGACCGCGAGCTTCCCGTCGAGCGTGGGCGCCGCGTCGAGCGCGACCTGCCAGTGCGGCTCGAGCGACTCACGCACCCTTGCGATGCGGGCGGTCTCTCGAGCCTCGTGCTCGGCCCACCGCTTCGCCGCACCCTCCAGGGGCTCGAGCTCTGCGAGACGGGCCTTGAGCAGCTCGGCGTGCTTCTTGTGCTCGCCTGCGTCCTCGGCGGCCTTCTCTGCCGCGGTCCGCTTCTCGACCCGATGCGCCGCTGCTTCCTGCCGCACCTTCGCGAGCTCGGCGCGCGTGCGCTCAAGCTCGGCGCGGATGGCCGCTGCGTCGTCGGTCGTCGTCGTGGCCTGCGCCGCCGGGGCGCCTGCCGGTTCCGTCTTCGTCTCGGTCGTCGACGCCTGGTCGCTCAACCCTCACCCCGCGCGCCCGCCTGGGGCGACACGGGCTGACGGTAGGGGGACGATCGCGGGCTCTACTCGGAGCCCTTCCAGATGCCTCGCCGCTCGAGCAGCGCGCGCATCTTCGCGAGGCCCTTCGGCGAGACGCCGAGCCAGCGCCGGCGCGCCTGCAGGGCCGCCCCCACGACGTTGTGCGGGGGGCCGCGGTGCCCGGTCTTCGCCATGCGCCCGGGCTTGCGCTCGCCCTTCTTCGTGACGCGCCCCTTCACCGCGCGCCGGACCTCGCTCGTGCCGGTGCCTGGGCCGATCGTGATCGTCGCGCCCTTCGCGTCGAGCTTCACCGCGCGGACCGCGACGCTGTTGAGCAGCCCGCCGGTCAAGCGGATGTCGACGTGCGAAGGGTCCTCGCCACCGAGCGCGAGCCAGGCGGCGTACTCGGGCGAGTAGGCCACGAAGGGCTTGTCCGTCACGTCGAGGCCCTCGTCGCACCGCTCGAGGACGTGCCCGACCGCCGCGGCGCCGAGCACCTGAGCGACCGCCTTGAGGTCGATGTCGATGCGCCCTGTCGTCGTGACCCTGACCGAACCGCCCCTCGACGAGACCGGCTTGCCGCGCGCCATGGTGCCTCCTATGCGTCGATGACCCTCGTCCCGCGATCCAGGTCCGCCCTCACGAGCGGCGCCCAGGAATGCCGGCAGTTGTAGCCGCCGCCGAAGGTCGCGACGGGCTTGAGCTGCCCGTTGTCCATCTCGTCGATGGCGGCGCGCGTGTAGATCCTGCCGACGCGCTCTGCGCAGAAGGGACGAGTCTTCCGGTCGCGCGGGCCGACGTACTTGAAGACGAGCGACTCGCCGTCGTCCTCGGCCGCGCGCTCCGCCTGCAGCATGACGACGGCGCGCCCCGTCCCGATGATGGCGGTGTCGACCGCGCTGCTCGCCTTGAGGAACGTCGTGTCGAAGGCCTGCGCGACGTCCTTCGTGAGACGCTCGAGGGAGACGCCCATCGTGATGCCCTTGGTGATCGCGCGCCGCAGCTGGTCGTGCCCGGTGCGGAAGCTCCTCGAGACGTCCTTCGTGAGGCCGGTCGTGATCGCCTTGAGCTCCGGTCCCGCGTCGGCCGCGAAGCCCTTCTTCGGCCCGGGCTGACGAGCGAGGACCTCACCCGCGGCGCGCGCCGCCTCCTGCTCGAGCAGGCTCTCGACGACCGGGCCCTCCCGCTTGAGGAGCGCGAGCAGCTGCGCGCGCACGCGCACGGCGTTGGCCAGCTCCTCGCGATCGATCTTGCCGTCCTCGTTGAGGGCGAGCTTCGCGAGCAGGGCTTGGATGCGCGCGTTGAGGGAGGCGCGCAGCTCCTCGAGGGTGCCGCGCGCGTCGTCCGCGATCATCGTCGCGGGCAGCGGCATGGCTCATTTCCTTGGGGGCGGCGGCGCGGGCGGCGGCGGGCCTTGCTGCTGCTGCTGCTGCTGCTGCTGCTGCGCGAACGGCGGCGGCGGGGCGGGGGCCTTGCCGCCAGGCGAGCCCTTGTCCTTGGCCGCGGTCTCCGCCGAGAGCACCGTGGTCGCCTCGCCCGCGAGCTCCTCGGCGGTGATGTCCCCGCCGTAGGGCACGCCCAGCGTCTGCGCGAGCGCGCGCCGCAGGAGGTTGAGCGTCTCGACGTCGCCGAGCCTGCCCAAGCGCTCGATGCCGAGCGTGAGCTCGTTGACCGTGACGGCCTGATCAGGCGACGGCGTGGTCTCGGGCGCGGCCTCGCCCTTCTTCAACGCCGCGTCCATGGGCGAGGGCGCGTCGGGCGATGCTGGGTCGGGGCCGGCGCCGAGGGCCTCGAGGGCGGTCTCTGCCTCGTCGCGGCTCTTGTACCAGCCGGCCTCCGTCGCCCCGCGCGCGTCGTCGATCCAGCCCTTGTCCGCGGCCTCGATGCTGCGCCGCTGGCGCGCCTCGGGGTCCTCGAAGTCGGGCGGGTCGCGCGGCGTCATGCATGGCGTGAGGCCCGTGGGGATTCCGTAGTCGCCCCACTCCTCGGAGACCTCGAGGAGCAGCGGCAGCAGCTGCGAGCGCTCGAAGTCGACAGCGACGTGCGCGCGCTCGCGGCGCGCCTTGTCCTGCGGCTCGTTCGCGATCTTGCGGCTCACGCCGGTGAGAGGAGGGCCGGGCTCGGTGGCGTACGCGTCTGGGCTCTGGCGCCGCGTGATCGCGAGCGTGCGCATCATCGTTTTGTTGATGCCGAGCATGTCGACGAGCTTCGGGTTCGGCGAGAGCAGCTGCGCGGTCTCGCCCGGGCCGATCTTGATGGGCGTGTCGGGGCCGACGACGACGTCTGCGGCCTCGGTCGTGTGGCCGGAGATGACGGGCTGGTCGTGACCCTGCATGTCCGACACGTAGACGATATTCGACCAGTTCACGTTGAGCGCGTCGACGAGCGCGGGGAAGTCGCGGTCCTCGTCGACGTACGGGCAGCCCTCGGCGTTGCCCACGCGGTACACGCACCACGGCAGGTGCGGCAGCGGGTACTCGGCGTCGGTCGCGCCGAACGCGAGATAGCTCTCGCCGCGCAGGTTCGCGTGCTCGACGGACCACGGCCCGAAGCGCTTGATCGATCCGTCGGGGCGCTCCTCCACCGGGCGCGTCCAGACCTGATACCACGTGCGATCGTCGACGCTGGTGCCGCCGATCGGGATAAGCGACGCGCGCTCGGTGGGCGCGAGCGGGGCGAGCCCGGTGGGGCCCGAGCGACGCGCGATGAGCGCGACCGCCGACGTGAGGTCGGTCGGCCTCGAGGCGTGCGGGATCACGTAGACGTCGCTCGGCCAGTACAGCTCGATGCAGGGCTTGCCCGCGCGCGGGTTCGCCTCGTCGAAGGCGCCGAGCCACGTGACGAGCGCGAAGACGGAGCGGGCGACCATCGCGCGGCGCTCAAGCTCGGGCATGCGCAGGGCGAGCTGCGCGTCGCGGACGAGCTTGCCGAAGGCCTGCGACGCGGGGTCGTCGTTCGGAAGGCGCTCGCCGTCGGCACCCTCGAGGTAGCGGTCCGGCTC